AAATCCAGATTGGATGGCATTATCTTGTACACTTCACTACGTCTTTTCGACGTAGCCCATTCAGTGTACGCTTGTATGTGAAGACTCCCCGTATCCGCTCGTTCTATCTGACCGACGGCATACTTCAAGCCGGGAGCATCTGTGAGTTCCTCCCAGAATGTTTCTAAAGCGTCAATAAGTTCCGCTTCATCATCAGTGGCCTCATATCCTATATGTTTAGGCCATACCGTAGAACACCAATGGCGTTTCTGCTGATTCATTCCCAAGCCTCCAAAGTTGTTTGGTTACGGCAAGGGCATTTTATAGCATTCTTACACCCATAATGGGCATAATCGCAAGGGGTGTCAAAATCACCCTCACATTTGCGATCCGAATCTGTGACTCTTACTAAACCACAATTGTGGCACTTTGTCTTCTGACAAACGCAAAAGTCTCTCATCTCCAACACCCACAGTATGTGTAACCACATCTAATACATGGGGTGCATTCACCAAGATGTATGAGCCATGCCAAACGCATGTTCGTGCTAAAATCACACTTCTCACACAAATACTTGTTAATCTTCACATCACTTTTCATGCTCTCTGTCTCTCGCATGTTAAGTGTTAAGAGGGGGGGGGTAATAATACTAACGGCCAAAAACCGTGAGTTGCCCCCCCATTTCGACTTCGTCGACTCACTGGAACCGATCCGTTTTCGAATCGACCCAGTCAGAAAGATAGTCATCATGCATCATGATAACCTCTGCAATTTTACCAGAACCCCATATTGCAAAAAGCATAGGGTTCTTCAAATATCCAATTTGCCGTTGCCTTGGTAAAGCCAAGAACTCACGACCGGGATGAAAAGTCGTCTTTACCCAATGTTGGAATAAAGTACGATCAGGTCCATCACCCAATTGAGAAGATTGAAGTGATGTAAGTGCTTTCCGTGATTCACGATTTACAGCTGAATGTTCACGATGAGAACGATAAGTCTGCTGTTTCCTAAGCAATGCTATATCATTGGAATATTCCATAGATTCTATAATATGTCCGCCAATTTCGAAATAACTAGTCATTCAATCCACTCCTTTTCGCAGTCAATACACTGACAATGTACTACACCATAATGGGGAATTTCCCAACGGTGAATGTCTCCCGACCCACAACGAGGGCAGGGGTCGACCATCAATATCGCTTCCTATACGTACGCTTTTTAGACGATTTAGCGGCTACCAGTTTTTTAGTAGACTTTCGCTTATTTGTATATCGATAACGGACCATTTTGCCGTTTTTCTTAAAGGTTTTACCATAATTGTATTTAGCCATTAGAAGCACACTCCAGATAGTTCGCCAAGAATACGATCACTAACACCGAGGAGGTGAGCGAGTATAACCATACCAAGATACTCGATACGGTTATTTTTCAAATGTGACAGAATACTTGATGCAGTGACAGTATTCTTGACAGTTTCGACGGCTGCTTGTTCTATTTTCATAAAATCACATCTCCGTCATAGGTTCACAAAGATAACCACGATGGTTACCAGGTACAAGGTCAATCTGGATAATAACACCCGCAGAATCGCCAGTATTTATAGTATCAACAGATATAAGTCCGCAAGGGAAATTTCCTCCCTTGACTCTAGTTACTCCACCAATAGTAGTGGCTGTAATTGTCTCAATCGAATGGATTTGAAGACCAGTAGTCTGATTAGCACCACCAGGGTACATAGTATCAGTATGAATGGTGTCATCTTCATATGGATATGGAGCCTGATTATTTTCAGTAACCATGTCAGTAAGTACAGCATCAGTTTGCTGAGTACCATCGCTAAATGTAGCGGCTATCCAATTCTGCGGTGTTGAACCGTCTACACGTAGAGCATCAGTTGGAGTATTTGGATCATTGATTTCCGGCAAAGCACGAGAAGCAGCATATCCTTCAATAAGAGAAACTGCATTCAAACCAGAGGGACCTACACCGGGGTAGTTAGCACCCACAGCAATAACTTCTCTATCCTGAACGCCAGAAGCCGTTGTAGTATCAGGAATTTGAAACTTAGATGATTCCCATTCACCAGGAGTTGTTGTAGAAGCAACAATATGGTCACCAACTGCAACAGGCAGTAAATTAGCACCATATCCTAAAGCATGATGCTCAGCATCAGCATAAATCTTGAAATCAAGAAACTTAGGTCGAACAGACTCAGACTCAGCAAGAGCATCATTATTCATACGTTGCCAATGGCGAAAACCTTTTTCCCATGCATTGGACATAACCCAAGTATTTGGGAGTTTATTAACAGAAACCTGTCCTGCAAATGTTGAAGCAGTCAAAAACTTAAATCCTGCAACAGCCCAATTGATACCTTGTCGATAGAATCGACGATTAAGCAAAGATGCAACTTGTGACAAATCAATGTAACTAGTAGTAACAGCACCACCACCATCAGCAGTAAATGCGAATGTCATAGTCTGAACAGAAGGTTGTATCTTACTACCACGGGTAGATTTACGGCGGGCCATGATTATTCTTCTTCGCCCACGGTTAATAAGGGTTTCAACAAAGTTGACTCATAAACTGCTTTTATGGAACGCCAGTGTGTAAAGTAACACTCTGGATCTAAAGCACAAATCTCAGCAGGAGAAAGACCTTCCCGCAGGAAGGCAAGTGCTCTTTGTTTTGGAGAAAACCCTTGAGGTTTTTCCTTTCGCCATTCACCAATATCAGTCAAAGACTTAACTCTAGAATCAGTTTTACGACAATAGTCTCGAGCTACCTCACGGCTACCTCTCCTAAAATCCAGATTGGATGGCATTATCTTGTACACTTCACTACGTCTTTTCGACGTAGCCCATTCAGTGTACGCTTGTATGTGAAGACTCCCCGTATCCGCTCGTTCTATCTGACCGACGGCATAC